GCGTGTCTCATCCTGTCGTCGGACAAAGTGCTCAGGCTAATCATTGCTGACCTACGTACACCGCCAACGACTACGATGTCGCCAACTTTGCACATAAGGTCGTGACACTCTATCGAGTTGAGCCTACGACCAGCTGCCTTCCTAAAGACCTCAACGGTAAACTTAAAGAGATCCACCAGTGGGTCTGGACCTGACGCTCTGCCGCCAAATGTCTTCAACTTTGTACCAGCGGGTCTCACCTTTGATACGTCCCAGCGCGGTATCTCACCGGCATAGAGCATGGCTATGACCTTGCGGTACGCCTTGGCCCAACCTTCCTTAGAATCATGTACGACAATTACATCTTCGCTAGGGAACAGTTGGTCTGGCACCTCTGGTAGCTTGGCAATGTGTTGTCTCTCCACCGAGAAGCCAACGCCTGTACCACAAAGTAAGATCATCATCGCTTCGTCAAACGCCTTTGGATCATCCACGGCAATATAGGAACAGTTGTAGCCAGCGGTGTTGTCTCTGTCTAAGGCTGGACCGGCTGTCATCATCATACGCATACTAGGCATCACGGCCAGAGCCATAATAAGTTCGCGTATTTTCTCCACGGTCTCGTGCTCTTTAGGTATAGCCCGTTTGACCACGTTGTCTACATATCTGGAGACAGTCTCGGCCCAGGTCTCGCGCCGTCCCTCGGCTGGTATCCATCTGGCGTACCGGCTGAGCGCAATGAATTGTTGGTATTGTGTCGGTAGGTAATTATCCATATTAAAATGTCCCGTAGTCGTCTTCGTCAGTTTCAGGTGCTTCGCCTATAAAAAACACTGGCCTCCCAGATCTAAACTTTAGCTCCATACCTTCGTCTGCCCAGCATGTTTCCTTGTAGGAACAATAGGAACAGTTGATACCTAGCTTCTGACGTTTATCTTTCCGGTCCAGTACGGTTTCAAATGCACGGTCAGGTGGCTCCGTGCGCGCCATATCCGCAGAGACGCTGGCGATACGCTCTGAGGTGTCTTCAAGATCATGGTGTGTATACGTTGCCAGCTCACCGCTGGACTTGTCGAAGGCAAGGAAGGTACCACTTGACTTACCCAGTGCATTAGCATAGCCGCTGATCTGGCTAATGTAGCCAAAGGGGTCATCGTTGGGCAGCGTGGCTTCCTTAAACTTACGCATACCGTAGGCAGACGCGCTCTTAACGTCTACCAGTTCACCGTCGATCACAGCATCTAAGTGTCCTTTGATACCGTCGATCTCGATTTCTTTTTGCTGTTCTTCTACAGAGTGTCCAGCTTCTTTAGCCAAGTACAGGATCAATGCCTCGGCTATGTCACCGAACATAAACTTGAGGCGTGTCTGTGGGGTGTAAGGCTCACCGTCTATCTTAGCTGTGATCTCGTACCAGAGAGCACGACTACATGGCTTACCTATGTTAGACATACGCAGTGCAGGACGCTTGTCTGTCTGACTGCTGAACCACAACTGTTTACGCACAGAGTCCATGATTGCAGCGGCCATGCCGAACAGGAACTCTTGGTTGGGTTTAGCTTTACCGTTGTCTAGAAGATCGTAGATGTCATCCACTAGGGTGTCGATTGTCTTCTCGCTCATCATCATACTCCAGTTTTACTATTTCTTTATACTCTGTAAGCTTACCGTTACGCAACTCGTAGAGACGACGATGGTCGAGGTTACGTTCAGCGCACCAGTCTCGGATGGTCTGCGCTTCCACGTACTCGGTTGTATTATCATTGTAAGACACAGTGAAGGGGCCACGGTACGCAGGGTTATTTGTACCGCTCATGCGCTCGATCAATGCGTCTGTTAGGTAGCTACGAACAGGTCGGAAGAAACGTACGCCTCCGACGTTAGCGTTGTAGTAGCTGTCGCTTTCCAGAACTCCAAGTTCCATCTGTAGCTTGGCCTCGTTGTAGTAGAGGTTACGCTTGTTATCACAGAGCATCAGGATCTGGAATGTAAAAGCTTCTTTACCTAGTTCTTTTATATCAGGATTTAAATAGTTGCTGCTGCTAGTGTAGTAGCGCCACTCGCTGGCTTTGATACGCTTACGCTTCTGGTATTTAAACAGGTGTTTACAACCTATGTACGACTTACCGTTGTCGTTACGTGTAATCCGGTAGACGAATCCGAAGTGTTTATCAGGATCGAACTCGCCTACCAGACTAACGTCCCAGTGACCGTAGTCAATTTCTTTCTTACGGCCCATAGGCTAGATCAAAAAGGCACGTCGTCGTCAAGGTCTGCGCCGCTAGGACCGCCAGCCTCGAACCCAGAGTCAGCAGACACATACTCGACTGCCTTAGTGATCTTCACCGCGTCTATATACGTGGTGATACCCTGTCCAAACTTGTTATTGTAAGGACGTTGGGTGAGACGAACTTTGCCCAGAGACCCATTGGCAAGGCTCGTCGGACCATCGTACTTCTTTCCGTCTAGCCCGTACAACTTGGGAGGGTAGTTGCTTTTGAGCTGGACATACGGAAGTCCGTGGAACTTGTTGTTATCTTGCTTGACCTTTAGACCAAGTTTCTCAGCCTCCTTAACTTGATCACCCTCAAGTGTGAGAGCAACCGAGTACCGGTCAAACATATCTTTCTTGTCTTCAAAAATGAACGCAAAGTTTAGTCCACCTTCGAGGTAGTTCAATGAATCAGCCATTAATGTATTTCACTCCAGTTATTTCCTAAGTGTATATCACAATCAAGTGAGCATCGCATTTTGTAGATTTCGTTCACGAGCGATAGAGATATTCTAACACACTCAGAAGCGATGTCAACCTGGTCCGGGTTACATTCAATCACAAGTTCGTCGTGAACCATTGCGACTATTCCGCAGCCCGGTGCTCTCCGTTTTAGGTTCATACCCGTTTGCATAAACCATTGCTTCATCAGTACGGCAGAACTACCTTGTATCAAGGTGTTTACGCTGGCGTGTTCAGTCCGTACATGAAGTATACGTCCGTCTATTGCTTTAAGTTTTTGCGTCTTTCCTCCCTTCTCAGTCACTTTAGTCTTAAATCGTTCAAAGGCTGGCATGTTGGCAAAGAAACGTTCGCGCAGTGCTCGCCCGTCTTTGGCCGTGCCGTTGACAATTGTGCCAATCTTTGCATCACCCGCACCGTAGAGCAGTGCATAGATAAAAGTCTTGGCTTGGTCCCGCGTGTCCAGACCAGCCATACGTTGGTTAGCTGTATGAACGTCACCGGTCAAGATCTCGCGGGTGAAGTCTGGGTCATCTAGGTAGTGTGCTAGTACGCGAAGTTCCAGACCAGCGGCATCTGTGTCGAGCAGAACGTTACCCGGTTGCGCTTTCCAGAGCGACCTGCACTCCTTGCCCAGTGGTTTACGAACTGATGGAATTTGTTGGAGGTTAGGACCAGAACAGGACATACGGTTGGTAACCGCGCCCAAGGTTTGGTAGTGACAACGTACACGATTATCCTCCTCAGTAGCTTTGATCCACGACTTCAGAGCAGCGGATCGTTTTTGCAAAGTGAAGTACTTAGCCAACAGCTTTGCGCTGGGGATGTCGATAGACTCTAGTACATTTTCGTTTACCTTGGGTTGTCCTGTGTCGGTGAACTCCCTAGGTTCCCAACCCTGTGCCATAAGCCGATCACCTATCTGCTTCCGACTGGCTGGGTTAAAGGGGATAATCTTTGTCTTGGTCTTGAGCTGGACCACCGTGGGATCAAACACATCTTGCAGGTGGTCTACGATCTGGATCTCTTCGGCGCGTATCTTGCTATAGAGTTCCTCCGCTGTGTCTACGTCGAAGTAAAAGCCGTTCTCCTCGACGTGGTGCGCTAGCCGTTGCATCATGTGCTCGTCTTGTATACTACGTTGACTGAAGCCGTGTAGCTCTTCTGTGACAACGTTGTACAAGCGTTCGCAGACAAGAACGTCGCGCTTACAGTACTCTAGCATAGCACTGGTGTACTCGTCCCAGCTCTCTTGGTAGTCGCCTTTCTTAAAGCCAAGATTTTCGCCCCATGCACGTAGACTGTGTCCTCCCTTCCGATCTGGCTTGGCTAGCCGACTGAGGACAAGGGTGTCTACTTGGTTACGCATAGGTATGCGGATGTTCCACAGTTTGTCTAGCACAGGGAAGTCGTAGCTTATACCGTTGTGCGCTACCACGTCTTTACCAGACAAGAAACTGTGCAGGTGCGTCGGCTCCGTGAAGACGCGCATGTGCTTCTCGTCTGTGTCTAGAGCTACGACGCAGTGGATCTTTGTAGGTTTTAGGCCGTTCGCCTCAAGGTCAAGAACAATCACGGAGCGCGGCCCAGGCCGTGGGAAACTTCTCAGAGCAGCAGTGGCTTATCTCGCGCACTACTTCCCGTGTCTCTCGTTGTGCATCGGGCTTCAGGCGTAGGCTAAAGACACGCGCAAAGGCATACAGAGAACCGCTCCATACCCACTCGGTCATCATCGACTGTGGCAGGATAGCTCGCGCCTGCTCTGGGCAACATCCCATGTCAAGCATAGCCAAGTACGCGTCCATCATGTGTCGAGCAGCGTCGTAGTACATATGGTGAACCCGTTCTTGATACTCTACGAGTTCGTCTGAGCTGCCTTGCTTAACGCTCTGAGCTGCACGTTTGCGCCATCCCTCTGGTTGGTAGATCTCTGGCTCAAAGTCTACATACCTGCGGCTGATCTCGTTCCAGGCTAGTCCTACTTGGTGCTTACCAAGCTGCCTAGCTACAAAGATTGGAGCAGCTATGCGGAAGCTGAGGAAACAGTGGGCAAAGGGACTCCAGTGGTTGTGCTCAGCTAGGTATTTAATAAGTGCTTTGTCTTTCCGGTTTAACTTTTTGCTGGTCTTACCGAAACTTACTCTGGCTGCGTTTACTACGCTAAGGTCAGATCCCATGTGATCTAGCAGGTGAACCTTAGTATAGGTTACGGTATTCATCCTTGTCCTCTCTTGCTTTTGTTTGAGTTTTTATCTGGGTGTCTCTTGTTCAAGCGCTTAGTGTGTGCCTGTGGGTGTAACCGACTGCGGCGACGCGTAGGCTTCTTAGCTTGAAAAGCTTGTGCGTGTTTCTTAGCCATCTTAAAACTCCTCGTATAGTACGTCCATGCGGCCCGACTGTTTATCGTACAGTAGCTTCCCGGCCTCGCCAACGTCGCCAGTATAACGACACTTGAGCACCCGGAGCAAAGTTGTATTGCTCTCCACCGGGTCGTCCGAGCGCATGTTACGTTCCATCGCTATCACGGTGTCACTGATCTGAGCAATACCATGAGAGCCTCGAAGATGTCCAAGGTTAATTTCTTCACCAGACTCGTGGCTCTTGTCTGAATGAGTACGGCGCAGGTGTGTGACCAAGTGTATGGTACAGCCCGTCTCCTCTGTGAGCTGCCGCAGGAGCGTCATGGTCCGGTCTATGGCCTTGCGTTCGTCTGATACATCTAGACCACTGACAAGGATGCTCAGATGATCTATGAAGATGATCTTACAGCCTAGACCTACTACCATATATCGTACCCTGCTCAGCAGGTCGTCCATATCCATAGAGCCAAAGTGGTCGTACAAGTAAACACGCCCTGAACCTAGAGTAGCGTTAAAGTATTTCCGTATTTGTTCTTTGGAATACTTGCTGAATACTTCGTTCAAGTGTAGACGGTCACTAGCCTCCACGGCCAAGATGCCTCGCTTGGTACGGTCTACGCTCTCTTCCAGCGCAATGATGCCAATGTTGATCTTGGTTTGCTTCAGGTAGAAGTGCTGTAGCTCGCGCAGGATAGACGATTTACCCACGCCTGTACCAGCGGCCCACGTTACAATCTCTCTAGCGCGTACGCCTAGGGTGCGCTCGTGTAGCTCGTGCCAGGGGAACGGGTAGCTCTGTAGATTCTGGTCTGCCCAGAGGCTCTCGAACGCGTCGGCACCGTTGACTATGCCACTGGGGGTGTAGATCTGAGCGGCCTTGACGTGCGCCATAAATTCTATCTGCGCGTCGTTGGCTAGGTATTCGCAAGCGTCTTTCCGCTCTAGCTTTACCATATACGCCTTACCGGGCTTGAGCAGCCTAGCAGAGTTCTCCGCTGCTGACTGCCCTGGGACATCGTTGTCAAAGATGATATAGACGCGCTCGAAGCTCTCCAACAGCTCAAGATTGTTCCGTACGTCTCGCTCTGCCCCCGCTGCTCCGCTCTTGATAGAAAAGACAGGCACAAGTGATTTAGTTGTACCGTCGTTGACAGAGGTGGCACCAGCGGGGATACGATTGATCATTTGGAACGTAGCCAAAGCATCGGACTCGCCTTCGGTCAGTACTGCTACGCTGGACTTGTTCTTACTGGCCTTTAGGATTGTATGAGCACCGAAGAGGTCACAGTCCCTGAAAGAACCATTGGTGATAAATGTTTTGTCTGGGTTACGGGTCTTGCTGGCGACTTGTTCTGAGCCGGTGTAGTACGGAAAGGTTATAGTCTCACCCGGTGCGCGGGGTGGGGTGGTCTGACCGACAACGACGCCGTAGAAATCTTGTACAATGGTGGCTATGCCACGATCAGACCAGTTACTTAGTTTGCTCGGTGCCAGATAAACGTCTGGCTCTGGCCTAGGTTGCCCGTCGTGCTCGGAGCGGTACTTCTGACAACTAAAGCAGTACGTGTGACCATCGTCGTATACGCTCAAGGCATCAGAAGAACCACAATCCTCACACGGCTGGTGCGTCAGGACCGACAGGCTTTCTCCCACGTTATTACTCCTCGTCGATTACCTTCTTAGCTTCTTCAGGTGTCATATACCAAGAGCTGAGTAAAGTCCAGATAGCTTTCTGTACTTCTTGGAGACCGTCGAGGCCAGTTTGTTTATAATCGGAGACAAGCGTGTTAACGGTGATCTCGTCTGTCTGGTCGTCGCTCAACGACACTTTATATTCAATCTTCATCGTTGTTTACCTCTTGTTGGAGTTGATTAAGATACCACATGGCTTTCTTTAGGTCTTCCTGTGGCTTACCCTTCCACCTGTAACGGTGCAAGTACTTTGTGACGTTGCCCAGAAGATACCCACGGTACGCCTCTGGACTCATCATGTCCTTGATGTAATCTATACACTCGATGTTACCAGTGCGGTAGTGAGCAGGAAGATTCACAGGATCTTCGGACTCTTCGCGTACAGCATTGGCCCACCATTGTAAGTTAGTCATCTTTAAAGCCCCAGTTTGTATAAAGCGACGAGTAGTATTGCGGCAAATCTTCCGAAGACCATTCCTCTATTCCTCCCTCACTAAGTGCGTCCTTTATGTGCCATTGGCAGGTTGCACAGATATCGTTGTAGTCGTTGCGAGTCAACTTTGCATCACAGATGGCACATCTCATTTCCATAACTCTTTGTACAAATATGACCAAAGTGGGTCACTGTCTGGCAAGTTGGTCATGCAATCATCAGCAAAGGCCCCGGCCAGTTCTGCAAACGCTTCTGGATCACAGTACCAACTAATGACGTTCAAGAATGAAGCGACAAGCTGCACTCGGTTCTCACCGTATGTCTCTTCGGTTACCCACTGGAGATCCTCTAAGAGCTTGTCGATCACCAGGCTATCACCTTGGTCATCTTCTAGGTCAAGTATGACTCGCATATATGTTCCAATATTGTTCTAAGTGTTTATTCTATGCTTTATGAGTCTAGAAGTAGACTCTTAGTAACAATCTTGTCTACAATATTGATATAGGGTAACAGAAAGCACAAGTTTGTGCAATAGAGACCAATGGAGTTGCGACAATTTTAATCAGCTCCGCTGGTCTCTACGCCTTAGTTCTAGTGTCTGTTATTGAAAGTTTACCCTGCCGCACACTGCGTTTGCTAAGGCTTTCAGTGTTTGGCCCTTGTAGCCCATGTAGTGCTTGACTGGTGGTAGCAAGTGTGGGCTATGAATCGTAATGGTCCAAGTTGTACCATCTGTGTCTTTTTGTACGGTCATAGTGCACCCACGCTTATACACTTGGGTAGCTAGTGTCTCTATTGAATCAGCCATGGCGTTTAACCTGTCCAGTGCGCGTGTGACCGGCGTAGCTTAGCGTAAACAAGGCAACTCCGTCTTCTATGTGGTAAGTCAGCTTCCGCTTGGCTTTCCGGTTTTGCTTCACAAGTTCTCGCATAAATTGGGACAATGTTGTGCCAATGGGGACACTGGTGGCATTTCCATCGACGCGGCTGTGTCGTTTAAAAGATACGTGATAGGTCATGTGCGGTGCTCGGTGTCTATTACCGCGCTTGGTTACGATTCCGACAAATTCTCTAGTGGTCATAGGTCCCTCCCGTCATACCATGCCAAAAAGCCCAAAGCTAAAGCGAATATAATACCGCACAAAATCAACAATTCAAACGTGGACATGGAGTATGTCCTCTCTGTGCTTAGTCATTGCATCTGCTATCTTACCGGCCGCGTTGCGGTGCAAGATTGTATAGACGTCTGGAAAACGTCGTGAGCCAGTGGATTCGGAGACTAGGCCAAGGGTTGTGTCTTCTAGCCATAATTCAGCCAGTACGGAGGGACAGTCTATCTCTTGATAGGCGTATTCCAAGAACTGGCGCTGAATTTCCATCTCTGGCAAGTTGTTGCAGCCTATGATTTCTAGGTGATTTTCAACATAGGT